TCATGCACTCTTCGCCGCAGGGGGGGCCATCAGGTTATGCAAATCTGCCACATTCTTATCATAAGTATTTAATATCATTGCACTTAGCTGCTCCGGCGTCAGCGTCACGCCCATCGACTCAGCCTGTTCCAGATGCACCTCTATCAAAGCCTGCATCAGGTTGCGGTTATAACCCGTCGCCAAACCCGGCAATCCGGCCGAATCTCCCCGCATCGGCCCCACACCCGCAATCAGCCAGTCCAGCGACACACCCGTGATCCGCCGGATCTTCTCCAGCATCTCCAGCGGCGGTTCAGAACGACCACGCTCCCAATTCCCCAATGTCGTCTTCGGCACGCCCAGATGTACGGCAAATTGTTCCCGCTCCATCGGCAGCCGCGCCTCTATCAACCGGGACGAAAACGCAGTTTCTGGTTTCAACGGGCGGGCCATAGCTGAAAACTCCCTTTCAGTGTCGGGGGCATAGTTTCAAAACGGCGCTTATCGCCTTGAAAATACGTATTTTCCGGTCGGTATTCGGCTAGAAAGAGTAAAAAATGCACCTATAACAGTTGAAAGCCTCTTTTCCGGTTGAATATGCGCCAATATGGCATTATTGTTTTTCTCATCCGTAGGAACTTCCACTCCTCCCGTGCCGGCCTGGCAGGACCAGCATCAACCTGAAGGACCAAATGCGATGGCCGCCACCCGGGGCCAGCACAAAGCAGATATCAAAAGCACGCTGGAAAAGCGTGGATTGACCCTGCGATGCCTGGACAGGGCCCATAATCTGCCCCTTGGCACATGCAGTTTCACGTTGCGTGAACCCCATGCGGTGGGTGAGCAGGTTATTGCCGCCGCCCTGGGGGTAAGCCCAGGGGAACTGTGGCCGCACCGTTACCGTACCGATGGCGTCCGCCTGCGACCGCAGCCCGCGGCCAACTATAGGACGCCCCCTCAAAAACCCAAAACGTCTGAAACGCTGCGCCGTTTTAACGCTAATACCATTGAACAGGTGTAAAAATGAAGGAATTGGGCCTTCAGACCATCCCCCTGGACCAGATCGATGATCAGGACCGGCTGCGCCCGGTGGATGCCGGCCAGGTGCGTTTTCTGGCCGAAAATATCCAGCAGACCGGCCAGCTGTTGCAGCCGATCACCCTGCGTTATCTGCGCGATGGCGCCTATAAGCTGATGGCCGGCGGCCACCGGCTGGCCGCCGTGCGGCAGCTGGGCTGGACCGAGATCGCCGCCTTTGTCTTTGAGGCCAATGGCGATGAGGCGCGGCTGGCCGAGATCGACGAAAATCTGGTCCGCCATGAGCTGAACCCGCTGGATCGCGCGGTTTTCCTGGCCGAACGCAAGGCGCTCTATGAAAAAATGCACCCGGAAACCCGCCATGGTGCCCAGGGCGGCCGGGGGGCGAAGCGCAATGAAGACGACACGCTGTCGTTTTCAAAGGAAACCGCCGCCCGCGTCGGCCTGGATGAACGCACCATCCAGCGCGCCGTGATGATTGCCAGCCGGCTGGCCCCCGATGTGCGCAGCCGCATCGCCGGCAGCGCCATCGCCCACACCCAGACGGAATTGCTGGCCCTGGCCCGGCTGCCGCCGGCCGAACAGCGGGCCATTGTGGACGAAATGCTGGCCGACAGCCCGCGTGCCCGCACTGTGGCCGCCGCCCGGCGGCTGGTGACCGGCGGCCAGCCGGAAGAGCTGGACCCGGAATCCAACAAGTTCGCCAAGCTTGTCGCGCTGTGGGGCCGCTGTGGCCCCGTGGCGCGGCGGGATTTTCTGACCCATCTGGCCGCCAGCGGAGACCTGACCCGCTTCGGCCCGATCAAAAGAGGAGGCAAGACCAGCCAGGATGAGGCCGCCTGATGAGCACGATCCCGCATCACCAGAACAGCGACTGGTACAGTGCCGCCGATATGGCCCGCTTGATGGGGATCAGCCATCAACGTTTCAACCAGATCGTCGCTGAACGGGGCTGGCGCAGCCCGGCAAATCTGCGCTGTACCGGCCACCCAACCGGTATATGGCGCCGTGAAAACGGCAAAATCCTCTACCATTATAGCCTTCTGCCAGCCCTGGTGCGCGCCAGGCTGGCAGCAGGCACCCAACTTGCAACCCCAACCGATGACAGAAAGGCGGTGAAGCAGCGATTGGCCCGCGACCAGCTCTGGGCCCTGTATGAAAAAGCCAGTGACAAGACCCGCGACCGCGCCCGCCGCAAGCTTGCCGCCCTGCAAGCCGTGCACACTTGTGTACAAAGCGGTATGGCCAAGGACGCATCGGTACGGATGATCGGCCAGGAACAGGGTTTTTCCGCCGCCTCTTATTATGGCTGGGAAACCCGCGTGGCCGGCATCGACAGGGCCGACTGGCTGCCCTATCTGCTGGACCGCTATACGGGGCGCGTCGCCGACCCGGAAAGCTGTTCGGATGAGGCGTGGGAATTCATCAAGGCCGATTACCTGCGGCCCGAGGCCCGCGCCTTTGAGGTGTGTTACCGCACGCTGGCCCATGTGGCCACGCAGAAGGGCTGGACCATTCCCAGCAGCCGCACCCTGTTGCGGCGGCTGGAACGGGAAATCCCGGTGGTGGTGCGGGTGCTGAAACGCGAGGGGCTGGACGCGCTGAAGCGTCTGTTCCCGGCGCAGGAACGCGACCGGTCCATGTTCCACGCCCTGGAGGCGGTGAATGTGGATGGCCACACCTTTGATGTGTTCGTGGCTTTCCCCGATGGCAGCATCGGCCGGCCCTGTCTGGTCGGGTTTCAGGATCTCTATAGCGGCCTGATCCTGTCCTGGCGGGTGGACCGGTCGGAAACCAAGGAGCTGGTGCGGCTGGCCATCGGCGACATGGTGCGGCGCTGGGGCATTCCCGACCATTGCTGGCTGGATAATGGCCGCGCCTTTGCCAGCAAATGGATCACCGGCGGCATCGCCAACCGCTATCGTTTCAAGGTGAAGGAGGAGGAGCCCTCCGGCCTGCTGACCGATCTGGGTGTGGCGGTCCATTGGACCACACCCTATCACGGCCAAGCCAAGCCGATTGAACGGGCCTGGCGGGATTTCTGCAACAATATCGCCAAAGACCCAAGGCTGGCCGGGGCCTATACCGGCAACAACCCCACGGCCAAGCCGGAGAATTATGCCAGCCGCGCCGTGCCGCTGGATGATTTCCTGAAGGTGGTGGCCTGGGGCATCCATGAGCACAATAACCGGCCAGGGCGGGATACCAAGGTCTGTGGCCGCCGCCTGTCCTTTCAGGCGGCGTTCGAGGCCAGCTATGCCCAGGCCCCCATCCGCAAGGCCACGCCGCAGCAGCATCGCTTATGGCTGCTGGCGGCCGAGGGGGTGAAGGCGCGTGACCGCGACGGTGCCGTGCATATCGAAGGCAACCGGTATTGGGCGGAATTCCTGACCCAGCACCGGGGCACCAAACTGGTCGCCCGTTTCGACCCGCAGGATCTGCACGGGGAGGTGCATCTTTACAGCCTGTCCGGCTCCTATCTGGGGGCGGCACCCTGTGTGGAGGCGGCCGGCTTTGCCGATATCGCCGCCGCCCGCGCCCATGCCGCCAAACGCAATGCCTGGCTGAAAGCCGTGAAACAGACGGCCAAGGCCGAACTGGCCATGTCCATCGAAGAGGTGGCGGCCCTGCTGCCCGAGGCACCGGAGGCCCCGCCGCCGCCCGCCCCCGGCATCATCCGCCCCGTCTTCGGCAATAATGCCTTGAAGCCGGCAGTGCCGGTGCCGGTGGCGGACAGCGATCCGGAGGCCGATGTGCTGGCCAGTTTCAGCCGCGCCGTGGCCCGGATGCGGCTGGTGGAGCGGGAGTAAAGGGGGCGAAGGGGTAAGGCTTCGAAAAGCACCCTGCATTTCCGGACAGAGACAAACCAAAAACAGGAGCAAAATGTGATCGTGCAACAGGATGCCGCCCCCTCCGGTGCGGCGGGGCGCAGCCGTGCGCCCGCCCCCCCGACCAACCGGGCCCCGCAGGCCGGCTTTATCAATACCCCCACCGCCGGCCGGATTATCCCCATCCTGCATTATGCGCAGATGGCGCCGGATTTCGCCGTGGTGGTGGGGGTGCCCGGTGTCGGCAAGACCGAAGCGCTGAAACATTATGCCGCCAGCAACCCCCATGTCTGGCTGGCCAGCATGGAACCGGCCACCACCAAACCCGGCATGATGATGCGGGAAATCGGCCGGGCCATGGGGCTGGATTTGAAATCGCTGGCCGATGCCTCGCTGGAAATCCGCCGCCGGGTGGAGGGCACGCAGGGGCTGATCCTGATCGATGACGGCCAGTTCCTCTCCACCCTGGCGCTGGACCAGCTCCGCACCATCCATGACAAGGCGCAGATCGGCATCGCCATCATCGGCAATGCCGCGCTCTATGCCAATATCAATGGCAGCGGGCGCAAGACCGAACTGGCACAACTGTTCAGCCGGGTGGGGATGCGGGCCAATATCCAGAAACCCAGCGATGGCGATATCACCGCCCTGCTGCGCGCCTGGGATGTTGCCGATGTGGAGGAAACCAAATGGCTGCGGGTGATCGCCCGCAAGCCGGGCGCCCTGCGCAGCCTGACCAAGCTGTTGAAACTGGCCACCCTGCTGGCCGATGGCGAAGACCAGCCCCGCCGCCTGAAACATATGCAAGCCGCCTGGGGCCAACTGGCCGGCGCGGAGATTGAGCCGCAGGCGGCGTGAGGGGGGGCGTTGCCCCCCTCACCGTCATTCCCGCCCCACCCCACCGTCATTCCCGCGAAGGCGGGAATCCAAAATCCGCGCTGTCGTATGGATTCCCGCCTTCGCGGGAATGACGGTGAGGAGAGCAGGCAGCGGGAATGACGGTGGGGACAGCGGGAGAGTCAATGACGGTGGGCCTGCCCGATGACACCCCCAAACACCCCCCCACTCCCCCGGATACCCCCATGACCAAACGCCCCCCCATACCGGCGGAAAGCCAGCGGGCCCGCGCCATCCGGGCCATCCAGAGCCGCCGCCGCCAGATCCCCGCTTTGGCAGAGGACGACACCTGGCGGGATTTCATTGAACGGGCCACCGGGCTGCGCTCCCTGCGCAGTATGCCGGTGCCGTTTCTGGCCCAGGTGCTGGATGCGCTGGCCGCCGCCGGGGCCAGCGCCGGACCGGGCCGCAGCGGTGACCGGCAGCTGGCCAAGCTGCGGGCCGAATGGATCAGCCTGCATGAAGAAGGCGCGACGCTGGATGCGTCCGACGGGGCGCTGCTGGCCTGGGCCGGGCGGCAACTGGCCCGCCCGGTGGATCGGCTGGACGATCTGACCAGCGCCGATAAACGCCGCCTGATCGAAGGGCTGAAATGCTGGGCCCTGCGCCTGGAGCAGGATTAAGCCATGGGCTGGCTGTTGTCTCAACCAGCTCATCACCGACCCTGGATACTGATATCCAGTGCGGCCCAGCCTCGTACCCGGACGCCCGCTGGGCTAGGAGGTTGTTGGTCAGGGCACCAAAATTGGCACGACCTCGCCAATTTTCTTATCCAGGGCGGCGACACCGCTTCGAAGCAGGGTGCTTCTTGTAAGAATTGTAACGACCGAGTTACCTTTTTCGGATTTTACCTGCTCTTCGTCCAAATCCTTCAGTTTCTGCAAGTCTTCCGCCTCTACGCCGATTTCCACCAGCTTATCATATATGGCGGGAAGACATTTTCTGAAGAGGAACTCGTCGCTGACCCCATTAGAGGGGCAGTGGAAATTATTGGCCCAAGCGTCATTAAGGGCTCGTCCAGCCTTCAGAACGCTATTGATGCGATCCATTTGTTCAACTGTGATCGCATTTTCCGGAACAGCCATCCGTGCTTGGGTGTCAATCTCCACCAGCATCTCTTCAAGTTTGGTTCGCGTTATGTCACTGGCGATCTGCGCCTGCAAGCGCACCAAACCTTCGCGTATGGCCGTCCGGCGCGGATTTTCTTGGTTCTGCGGCGGCGCGGGTGGAGTTGCTTCGGCTTCTGCCTTGGTGGGGGCTTCCGCAGCCCCGTCCTTCTTCTGATTGTCAAAACACCCGGTCAGTGCCAGCACCAGGGCCAGGGCGGTGGTAAGCTTCATCAAACGCATGGTTTTTCTCTCCACATACACAAGTGCGGCGCATCATGGCGAGGCAATTTCCGCCTGTCCACGGGAAAGCAACCGTGACGGCGCCGCCCATCGATACGCGCGGCTGGCCGCCGGGGCTGGTGGAGGTTGCCTCCCGGATCGGGGCGGAGGCGGCGTTGAAGCTGGCGCGCGAATATGGCGGCGTGCGGCTTTATGTGCCGCAAACCATGCGGTCCGGCCACCCGATTGCCCGGCTGATCGGCCTGGTGGCGGCACAGGCCCTGTGCGACTGGCGGCCGGGGGAACAGCTGGAACTGCCGACGCTCTATGCCATGCGGGCCAAGAAAGCCATGATCATCAAGGCCGAAGGCAGCAACCGCGCCATCGCGCGCAGCCTGGGTGTCAGCGAGCGCTATGTCCGCCAGGTGCGCAATGCCGGCCGCACCCGCGAGGGGGAGCCGGATTTGTTTGAATAAGTGTTTGCGGGAATGACGGTTAACATCAAATCCCGTTGATGCGAACGCACCGGGATTTGGCCCGGCGGCGACCGCCAGCCCCCCCCCGGAACAAATTCCCCCCGGATGGCGGGGGCCCCCCCTTCTACCATCCGGCCCCTGTACAACGGGGGAAAATCATGTTGCCCATCCATCTTGCACGTTATGTCGTTCAGCCCACCCTGGCCCATATGGGCGAAGGGTTGCGGGGGTTCGAAACGCTGCCGGCGGTCTGGCTGGTGGTGGGGACGGCGGCGGTGGAAAGCGGCTTTCGCGCCATCGATCAGCATAGCGGACCGGGCGACCGGACCTGGGGCCCCGCCTATGGGTTCTGGCAGATCGAACCGGCCACGGCCGAGGATATCCATAATAATTACCTGCATTTCCGCTCCGGCCTGGACCAGCGGCTGCAACGGCTGCTGGCCGCCCGGCCCGACCGCACGGCGCAACTGGCGACCAACCTGTCCTATGCGGCGGCCTTGTGCCGGCTGATCTATTGGCGGCAGGCGGATTGCGTGCTGCCCCAGACGGTGGACCCCGCCCGCTTCGCCGCCCTGTGGAAGCGGTTCTACAACACGCCGGCCGGGGCCGGCACAGAGGCGCAGTTTCTGGAAAGCTGGCAGCGGCTGGTCGCCCCCTGGCTGGAGCCTTTGTGATGGACCCTCGTTTCTGGCGCGCCCTGATCGCGGCCCTGGTGCCGCTGGCCCTGCTGCTGGGCTTTCTGGCCGCCGCCCTGGTGCTGCCGGCCCGCGCCGATGAACCCATCACCCTGCAACTCTCCCCCGCCCTGGCCGGGTTGGGGGAGGCGTTGTTATCCGCGCTGGTGCTGTTGCTGGCCTGGGCGATCCGCCGCCTGACCCGCTATCTATCCAGCCGCCAGGCCACCCGCCTGCGCCGCCTGGCCGAACAGGCCCTGGATGCGCAGTTGGATGCCGCCCTGTCGCCGCCGCCCCCGTCGCGCAAACGCGGGGGCCGGGGGCAGAAATAACGCGGGGGCAGGGGGGCGCTCCCGACACACTACCGTCACCCTTTTTCTCTCCACCGTCACCCTTTCTCTCCACCGTCACCCCGGCGCAGGCCGGGGTCCAGGTTCGTAGAGCAAAGCGCTTGTGGCCCCTGGACCCCGGCCTTCGCCGGGGTGACGGTAAGGAGAGAAAGGGTGACGGTAAGGAGAGAAGGGGTGACGGTAGTGAGAGAGCGGGAGCGGTGGGCGGTGGTGCTCTCCATCGTCATCCCCACTTTCCACCGTCATCCAGGCTGCGGCGCACGCGCAGGGGGCGTATAAGACGGGACGCCTCCCCTCTCTCCCCCGCCCAGCTCCCCCAAAAGAAAGCCGGCCGCGCAACACCCCTTGCGCGGCCGGCTTTTTTTGTCCCCCACCCGCAGGCGGAACTGCTTCCCGCTGTAGGGGGGAGGGCGGCCCCCTTACCTTCCGGCCATCGCGCTGATCACCAGCCAGCAGAACGGGGACCATCCATGGCCAGACAGCTCAGCGGAAACCAAGCTTTTGCCCCGGCGGCGGTGCTGTCATGAGCGGGCTGGTGGCCATCCGGGAGGCCATCGCCACCCGCCTGCTGTCCGTGCCGGAGATCGGCCGGGTGCATGATTGGGAACGGCCTTTTACCACAGCCGCCGGGTTGCAGCAATTTTACGGCTGGCCGGCGGAGACGGCGGAAGCCCCCATCCGGGGCTGGTGCGTTACGCTGCGGCGGTTCTGCGGCAGCCCGGCGCGTACCGGCCGGGGCCGGCGCATCACCTGCCAGTGGCGCATCACCGGTTACCTGTCGCTGCAAGATGCGGCGGCGTCGGAGATCACCCTGACCGGCCTGATCGACAACATCGCCGCCGCCTTTGATGCCGATCCCACCCTGGGCGGCACGGTGTCCCGCTGCGCCAAGGGGGAACCGCCCGACACGCTGGCCGGCATTCAGTTCCGCAAGATCACCGTGCTGCGCCTGCCCGAAACCCCGCCCTGCCACGAGGTGTGGCTGACCCTGCCCACGCAGCATTTCGCCTGAGGTCACCATGGCACCACCCTTCGCGGCGCAGAAGAGCAGGCCGGGAACCGGCCCGGCGGCGACGGCCGCCGCGCGGCACGTGCCGCGTGAAGCCAAGCTGCCGGAGGCAGCGCCCGGCACTTGAGGGAACAAAGAAACACACCCAACCGAGGGGGGCCGCAACAGGGGTGACCGCAACCACGGGCACCCCGGCACCCCTGGCCAGAAGAAGAACAAGAAGACCGGCCAACGGCCTCCCCACCCCCAACACAGCTTTGCTGAAACCAAAAACCCGGCCGCGCCCGCGATGTGCCCGCCGGTAAGGAGACACTCATGCCCATTCTCAGCAGCCCGAAGAATTACCGCGAGCAGATTCTGCTGGCCAAGGCGGAAGCCAGCTATGGCGTGGATGCCGGCCCGACGGGCGCCAATGCGCTGCGCTGCTATGACGTGCAGATCAAGCCGCTGCAGGCCGACAAGAAGACCCGCAGCTACATTCAGCCGCATCTGGGTGCGCGGCCCAGCCTGATGGCGATGCAGCGCAGCGAAATCAGCTTCAAGGTGGAAGCCTGCGGCGCCGGTGTGGCCGGCGAGCTGCCGCCCCACCATGATCTGCTGCGCGCCTGTGCGCTGAATTCCACCCAGGTGGCCGCCACGCCGACATCCACCATCGCCTCCATCGCCACCTATGGCGCTGGCGGCGGCGGCACCGTCACCTATACCCGCACGGCCGCCTATGCCGGCGTGCTGGCCCGCACGGTGACGGCCACCTGCACCACGGCGGGCGCCAGCGGTGCCGCCACGTTCACCATCGCCGCCCCGGCGGTGGGCCATCTGCCGGCCTATAATGTCACCAACGTCACCCTGACCGATGGCACGGCGCTGGCGCTGCCGGGCGGGGCCAGCATCACGCCGACGGTGGGCACTGCCTTTACCGTGGGCAATACGTTCTCCATCGCGCTGACCCCGGCGGAAACCCGCTACGAGCGCACGTCCGACCGCGCCACCCACGGTTCCGTCAGCCTGTACATGATGATCGATGATGAACGTCACAAGATCGTCGGCGCGCGCGGCACGGTGAAGCTGGTGCTGGGCATTGGCGAATTCCCCTATTTCGAATTCTCCATGACCGGTTATTTCGCACCGCCGGAACTGGCCGTGGCCCCGATCGGCGATTTCAGCGACTGGACCGATCCGCTGCATATCGCCGCCGACAGTTCCAGCCTGTGGCTGGCCAACAAGGAACTGGTGGCCAACAATGCCGAACTGGACCTGGCCAACACCTATGCCCTGAAGGAACGTATCGGCCGCCGCGCCGTGCGCATCAACGAATGGGCGACCAAGTTCACCAGCACGGTGGAAGCCCCGGCCCTGGCCGATCTGGACCTGTGGAACGTGTCGCAGAGCCGCACCCGCATCACCGCCCAGGTGCTGCATGGCAAGGTGCCGGGCAATGCGCTGTTCATCGATCTGGCCTCCATGCAGATCGACGCGCCCAGCCCGTCGGAAGATGAATCCGATTACATGCTGGGCATCACCGGCGACGTGCTGCCCGTGCAGGGCGATGACGAGCTGAAGCTCTGTTTCCGTTAAGTTTTTCCGGGTTTCCCGGAAAAATTTAACGGGGTTTTTTCCTGTTCCCTCAGGCGCCGGGCGGGCGCATCCGCGCCCTTGGCTTAACGCCGCACGTGCGGCGCGGCGGCAGTCGCCGCCGGGCTGGTTGCCGGTAAAGGCAACCAGCCCGGGTCGGGCCTGGGGGGCCGTTCTTCGCAATGGCCTCCCCGGGTCGGGCCGCTCTCTTTGGTGCTTTCTACGGTTCCCGCCTTCTCACCACCGTCACCCCACTCACCACCGTCACCCCACTCACCACCGTCACCCCACTCACCACCGTCACCCCACTCACCACCGTCACCCCCACTCACCACCGTCACCCCCACTCACTACCGTCACCCCGGCGAAGGCCGGGGTCCAGGTTCGTAGAGCAATGCGCCTGTGAGTCTGGATCCCGGCCTTCGCCGGGATGACGGTGGAGAGTGGGGATGGCGGTGGAGAGAGCACCACAGCCCACGTGAGCACCACAGCCCACGCGGGTACCACCACCCACGCAGGCACCAACCGCCTTCCCCCTCCACCCACAACCCTTTTTCCTATCTTCCAGGAGTTCCCACCATGGGTTTGAAAGTCGCTTCCGAAGTCACCGTCCGTCGCAAGGCCATCATCCGCGAGCCGCGCAACGACCATTCCTTCTATGACCACAGCGTGAAGATCGACTTCACCATCATGGCCAACAGCGAGGAAGACGAGCTGTACAAGCAGACCTTCGTGGCCCCGCTGCGCTCTGACTTCGTGACCGACGAGGATTACCGCCGCGCCGTGCAGGAACATGAAGCACAGGCCCGTGGCTATGCCCGCAAGCTGTTGACCAAGGTGGTCACCGGCTGGCCGTCGGACAAGAAGGAAAGCGGCCTGGAAGACGCCAATGGCGAGGCGCTGGCCTTCTCGGACGAGGCGTTGGCCCAGCTTCTGGAACTGCCCTACGCCGTCACCGGCCTGGTGAAGGCGTACCGTGAAGCGGTGGAAGGCAAGGGCGGTCAGCGGGGAAACTGATCGGGTTCGCCGAGGCCTGGGCGCGTGGGTTCCGGCCCGCGCGCCTGAGCGAGGCCGAGGCGGGCGATCAGCTGGCGCGGTTGACGGGGCAGGCGGATGCCCCGCCACCACCGCCCTCCGCTCCCCCCGCCCCGGAACGGCGGGAGGATTACCCGGTTCTGGAATGCCTGGTGCCGCTGGCCCTGCTGTTCCTGCGTGCTGCCAGCTCCATGCGCCGCCCCGCCATGGGCGGCCCGCCGCTGGGCATGGATTGGGTGCAGGTACAGGCCCTGGCCAGCATGACCGGTTTTCCCATCACCGCCTGGGACGTGGACACGCTGGACGACATGGCCGCCACCGCCTGCACCATCCTGCACGAACAGGCGGCGCGGCTGAGTGATTAAGCGGGGGGAGACGGCCAGGAACCCGGCGCGCCCTTGTTTTTCAATCCCTTGCCCTTTCTCCCCCCATCATTCCCGTCTTCGCGGGAATGACGGTTTAAGGCGCTGGAAAACATCAGGAAATCTCGCTCGGCGACTGCCGCCGTTTCCGGGAACATTTAACACCAAGGGGCATGTCACATGACCCTTGGAGGCCAGCGACTGCTGGCTCAGCACCTCGTGGCGCGCGAAGCCAAGGCGGCGGAGCCGCCGCCCGGCGCTTGAGGGAACATTTAACAAGGACACCCTGCCATGGCCCTGCGTGTGGAAGCCGAACTGACCCTGAATGATGCCGGTTTCACGGCCGCCATGAAAGAGGCCGCCCGCCAGATGCAGGGCCTGCGCGATGTCGCCATCGAGGCGGGCGCAACCATGAGCAGGATGGCGTCGGCGCAGCAGGAGGCCACGCAGGCCATGGCGGACAGCAACCGCCAGACCCAGGAAATGGCCCGCAGCATGACCGATGCGGTCAACGCCCTGGCCACCGCCAGTGCGGCCATCGCCAAGCTGGGTGCTGACAGCAAAGGCGGCATCGGTGACAGCATCCAGTCGCTGGTCGAATGGACCCAGACCGGCCTGGATGTGGTTGATCTGGTGAAAACCATGACGCCCCATATGGGTAGCCTTGGCGCCGCGATCACGCGCGCGGGTACCCGGATGCTGGCCCTGGCCGCCGCCGGCGCGCCCGTCATCGCGGTGGTGGTCGCCATCGGTGCGGCGATCGGTGCCGCCTACAAGGCCTTTTCCGATTACAATCAATCCGTTCAGGCGGTGGACCGCGCCAACAAGATGGCGGTGGTCTCCATCGGCATGACGCGCGGCGCACTGGAAGAACAGGCCGCCGCCTCTGCCGAACAGGCCGGTATCAGCATCAAGGCGGCCCGCGACCAGCAGGCCGCCTATATCGCTACTGGCAAGATCAGCGGCGAGATCATGGGCAAGATGATCGGCATCAGCCGTGACTATGCCCTGGCCACCGGGCAGGATTCCAAGGAAGCCACGGCCAGCCTTGCCCGCCTGTTCAGCGATCCGGCCAAGGGGGCCGATGAGCTGGCCAATTCCATGGGCCTGCTGGACGCGGCCACCCTGGCCAATATCAAGAACCTGGCCGACATGGGCAAGGAGACCGAGGCCCAGGGTCTGCTGCTGGATGCGCTGGCCAAGCGGGCGAAGGAAGGTGCCGGCGAGATGACGCTGCTGGGCCGCGCCGCAGAGGCCGTCAGCACCTCCCTGGCCAATGTCTGGGACTGGATGGGCAAGAAGGTCGGGCAGCTTCTTGGCGAGCAGGTCAGCCCGGAAGAACAACTGAAAGACGCCCAAAAAGCGCGGGAAGACATAGCCGCCGAACTGAAAGATTGGCAGGACAATCGCCGCACAGAACCCTTTGCTCGCATTAACATTGCTTCGCTGACGAAGAACCTTGCCGAAGCCGAGGCCCTGGTCAGCCAGCATCAGGCCAAGGTGGACAAGATCGCCAAGGAGGCCGCAGACAGGCGCGCCCTGCAGGATGCACAGCAGGGCGGGCGCGAGGCCATGGCCCTGCTGGATCGGCTGGACACCGTCGCCGCCCGCAAGAAGGAATTGGATACCCAGATAAACACCCTGAAGAAGGGGTTGGTGGAAAACGCCAATGTTGGCGATGGCAACGATAAACGCCTGCAAGAGCAGATCGCCCGGCTGGAGGGCGCCAAGAATAGCCTGATGACCGACCAGGAAAAGTCGGCAATGCGGGCCGAGGCCGAGGCGAAGGCCACGACCATGAGTGCCGAAGCGCATGAACAGCTGATGGCCTCTGTCCGGGCGAAGATTGAACTTTCCGGCAAAGCGCTGACCGATGATGAGCGGCAGGTGGAGATCGGCAAGGCTGTGGCCCAGGTCACCAAACGCCAGGCCGACGCCCACCGCGACCAGGCCGAGGCCCTGCGCGACAAGGCCAAAGCCCTGCGTGATCAGCAGACCGAACAGCGCCAGGCCGTGGAGGCGGAAAAACGGCGGGCCGATGCTGCCGGCAAGGGTGAAGCGGCCATGCGCGCGGCCGAGATTGAAAATCAGGTCGCCCCCGTCCGGGAGCGCGACAAGGCCGCCGGCGATGCGTTGGAAAAGAGCCTGAAGGAGAAGGAAGCCGCCCAGGTGCGCGGCATGGCGAACGAAGCCATTGCCGATATGGACAAGCAGATACAGGCCAATAATGATCTGGCGGCGTCACTGGAGGCGGGTGCCGAAGCGGCAACCGAGATGACGGTTGCGCAATTCCGACTGTTCGCTGAGTCCAAATATGGACCCGCTGCCGCCGCAGATGTGAATCGGGCTGTGGAAGCCTATGAGCGGCTGCAGGCCAGCGGGGCGAAGCTTGATGACGTAAGGAAGAAAATCGCCCAGAACGCTGCGGCCGAAAAGGCCAAGGCAGAAGCCGAAGCCGCCGTCGCCAAAACCGCCGGCGAACTGACCGATGCCATCTATAACCAGTTGACCGGCAAGGGCGACAGCATCGTCGGCTGGTTCAAGAACCTGTTCAAGACCATCGCCGCCGAGGCGGTGAAAAGCCGCATCATCCTGCCGATTGCCACCGCCGTGGTGGGATCGATGCCCAGCCTGTTCGGCCTGGGCATCGGTGATGAGAAGGACGAGAACGGCAAGCCCACCGGCAAACCCACCATGTCCGGCTTGCTGGAAATGGCCAATGGCGGCGGCCTGGCCAAGCTGGTCGAGGGCATGGACAAGATGACTGCCAAGCTGGGCGACCTGTTCTCCGGCGGGCTGGATGGGCTGTTCGGCAAGGGCGGGCTGTCCAGTGGCGGGGAAAAGCTGCGCGCTGCCATGTTCGGCGGCGAAGGCACCAGCGGTCTGTTCGGTTCCGGTGGCACCCTGTTCGGGTCCGCCAATGCCGCCATTGGCGTTTCCGGCGCGCTGTCGGGCATCGGCACCGGCATGATGGCCGGGTCGGTCATGGGCATGTTGGGCATCGGCAAGGGCAACAGCACCGGTTCCGCCATTGGCGGTGCCCTGGGGGGGGCCATCGGGTCGTTTGTGCCGGGCGTGGGAACCCTGCTCGGCTCCATCGCCGGCGGGGCGCTGGGCAGCCTGTTCGGCTCCAAGCCTTCCAACAAGGAAGGCAGCGCCATGATCGACCTGAACAGCGGCAACTATCAGATCGGCGGTTTCACCGGCAAGAAATACAGCCAGGAAAACCGCGATACGGCCGGTTCCATCGCCGACAAGGTGCTGTCCATCAAGGATGCGCTGGAAAAGCAGCTGGGCGCGCAGATCAAGGGGTCCATCGCCGTGGGGGCGGGCAGCCGCGACGGGCTGTTTGCCACCTCGCTGAACAGCTCCACCCGCACCAGCTTTGATTCCTCCGAAGCGGGGATGAAGCAGTTGATCAGCTATGTGACGCAGCAATTCGTCACCGGCATCCAGGATCAGTTGGCACCGGAAATCTCCGCCGCCTTGGGCCGGGTCAATTTCTCTGACATGGAAAAGGCGGGCGCTGATATCGACTTCATCACCGGTTTCCGCGACAGCCTGAAATCGCTGAAGGGTGATATGGGGCTGGTTGATCAGGCCACCGCCCAGGCCAGCGCCCAGGTGAAGGAACAGGTCAACGCCATCCGTGCCTTCCACGACACGGCCGCCCGCCTGTTCCCCGATGCCATGGGCGAGGTGGACAGCACCCTGCGTTCCTATGTCGACGGTCTGATCGGCGTGCGCGAGGCCGCCCCGGCCATGACGGAGCTGGAAAGCGCCATGGCGGTGCTGGAAGCGAAGTGGAAAGCCTATATCCCGCTGATGACCGAGGTGGGCTATTCCACCGCCGAGGCGCAGCAATTGATGGCCGACGGGCTGGCCAAGGCCAAGGAAGGCGCCAAGGGCGATTGGGTGGCCGGCATGGACCGCGAGTTCAATTCGCTGACCGGCAATGATTACATCAACAAGGTCCGCGACCTGAAAACCAACCGCGACACCCAGTATCGCAATGCCGATGCGCTGGGGGCCGACCGCAAGCTGGTGGATCGCAATACCAATGCCGCCCTGAAGGGCGTGCTGGAAAACGCCAATCTGCGCCCCGACCAGTTGCAGGAAGCCATCCGCCTGTTCGGCACCGATTTCCCCGAAGCCGCCAGCATCGCCCAGGGCGCCCTGGACAAGCTGACCGGCAGCGTGACCGACACCGGCAAGGCCGCCGCCACCGCCGCCGCCACGAAAGAGGCGCTGGAAGGCCTGAAGGACCGCATGGCCAAGGCCGATGGCAGCGCCGACACCCAGGCCGGCGCGCTGGATATGTTCGACCGCGCCCGCGCCCGGGAGCTGGAAAGCGTGCGCGAACGCATCAAGGCCGGCGAAATCGGGGCCGAAGTGCTGACCCGGACGGAGGAAGTGCTGGGCGCCGAACGCGTCGCCCTGGCCAAATCCTATGCCGACAAGGCCAAGGCCATCGACACCGGCCTGGCCGACCGCGAATTCGCCCTGGCCAATGCCGGCAGCAAAGACGAGCAGATCAACGCCCTCAAGCGCAAGCAGAAGACGGAATATGACGCCGCCGTGGCCGCCGGCTACACCGCCGACCAGCTAGTCCGGCTGGCCAATGTGCTGGATGGCGAACTGAAACAGGCGATCGGCAACGCCACCAAGTCAGCTAATGACAATATTGACGAGCGGCTGTTCAACGCCAGCACCGACAGCAATACGCTGGAAGGGGCTCTGGCCGCTTTTGACCGGAAGACCAAGAAAGAGCGGGAGGAGCTTGTCAAGATCAGCGGTGCCAATCTGGGTGACTTCGACAAGGCCACCCATCTGGAACGCGGCGGGATCCAGAAGCAGTTCGACCTGAAGAACAAGGCCATCAATGATGGCCTGGCCGACCGCAAATTCGCGGTGGACAATGCCGGCAGTGTTGATGAGCAGATCAACGCCCTGAAGCGCAAGCAGAAGGCAGAATATGACGCCGCCGTGGCTGCCGGCTATACCAGTGATCAGTTGACCAATCTGTCCTTGGTGCTGTCCGGTGAACTGGCCCAGGCCATCGATCAGGCCAAGAAGGCCGTCAATGATGGCATCGCCGACCGTCTGTTCAACGCGCGAACCGATACCAACACGCAAGAGGGGGCGCTGGCCGCGTTCGACCGCCAAGCCGCCAAGGATCTGGAGATCGCCGGCAAGAATTCGGGTGCCAACCTGAACGATCTTAAAACCGCCATTGGCCTGGACCGGAATAAGATTGTCGATCAGTTCAAGAAGAAGTCGGACGATATTTTTGCTGGCTTTGCCGACCGTCAGTTCGCGCTGGATAATGCCGGCAGCACGGACGAGCAGATCAACGCCCTGAAGCACAAGCAGGAAGCTGAACTGAAAGCCGCCAAGGCCGCCGGCTATACCGAAGACCAGATGTCCGGGCTGGCCCGTGTGCTGTCCGGTGAGTTGGCCCAGGCCATTGATCAGGCCAAGAAGGCTGTCAATGACAACATCGCCAACCGTCTGTTCAATGCTGAAACCGACACCAGCAAGCTGCCCGGCGCGCTGGCCGCGTTCGACCGCCAAGCCGCCAAGGACCGCAAAGAGGCGGCAAAGACCAGCGGCGCCGATCTGGTGAGCCTGGAAAAGGCCATCGGCCTGGAGCGGGAAAAGATCGTCGATCAGTTCAAGAAGAAGTCGGAAGAGATCAATGCCGGTCTGGCCGACCGTGAATTCGCGCTGGACAATGCCGGCAGCACGGACGAACAGATCACCGCCCTGAAGCGCAAACGGGATATCGAACTGAAGGCCGCCGAGGCGGCTGGCTATAGCCGCGAACAGTTGCAGCGGCTGGCCAATGTGCTGGATCGGGAGGTGGCCCAGGCCGCCAATCAGGCCGCCAAGGCCATCAATGACCGCACTGACGACCGGCTGTTCAATGCGCAAACCGACACCAGCCAGTTGGCTGGTGCGCTGGCCGCCTTCAACCGGCAGGCCGACAAGGACATACTGGAAGCGAAAAAGACCAGCGGCGCCGATATCCTGAAACTGGAACGTGCCATCGGGCTGGAACGCGCCAAGCTGATCAAGCAGTTCGTTGACCGCGATCTGGCGGCCCTGAACCAGGCCGGCGGCACGCTGCGGCAATGGGTGGACAGCGTGCGTGCCGGCAACAGCACGCCTGCCGTCAACCGCGACATGGCCCAGCGCCAGTTCGACCAGCAGATGGTCCTGGCCAAGGGCGGCAATCTGGAAGCCATCCAGGGCCTGCGCGATTACGCCCAGCGGCTGATCGATGCGCAAACCCCCTATACCGCCTCGGGTGCCGATCGCCGCGCCATGGTGGAAGGCATCCTGTCGCAGATCGAGGCGCTGCCCGCCGTCAAAAGCTATGACCAGCAAATCCTGGATGAGCTGAAAGGCCTGAAAGACGGCATCAAGGTCGGCATTGATCTGACCGTCATCCGCACCATCACCGAAGCCCTGAACGCGCTGACCGATGAAGAACGCGGTCAGCTGATCAAGGCCGAGGATGTCATCCGCGCCATTGAAGAAAAGCTGAAGCGCCCGCTGAGCAAGGAGGAGCTGGACGAACTGGTCGAAGGCGGCGTCATCGCGAGCTGGGTCGAACAGACCCTGAAGCGCCCCCTGACCAATGAGGAACGCAGCGCCCTGCTGAAGGCCGGTTCGGTGGAGCAGAAGATCGAACAGACCCTGAAGCGCCCGCTGACCGCCGAAGAAGCCGCCCTGCTGATCCATGGCGGGCTGATCGCCCGCACGGTGGAGCAGGAGGTGAAGGATGCCACGGGCCGCAACCTGCTGCTGGCCGCAGAGGAGATCACACGCACCATCGAACAGGTTGTCGCCAAGGCCAAGCTTGCCGAGGGCGCAGCCTTGCTGGCGACTGAGGCGGTGACACGCACCATCGAACAGGTTGTCGCCAAGGCCAAGCTTGCCGAGGGCGCAGCCTTGCTGGCGACTGAGGCGGTGACACGCACCATCGAACAGGTTGTCGCCAAGGCCAAGCTTGCCGAGGGCGCAGCCTTGCTGGCGACCGAAAAAGTTACCCGCACCATCGAACAGCAGGTGACCCTTCAGGGGGCTTTGCTGGACGCGACGAACGCCAATGCCAAGATCGCCCTGACCGTCGGCGAGGTGGAGTTCAAAGGCCAGTCCATTGCCAACCGCTATCTTGCCGCCATCGCCTGGAACACGGCGAGCCTCATCGGCAAGGATGGGGGGGGGCTGCAGATCACCGCCGGCCCCGGCACATATGGTTACGAACCCCAGAAGAATTATGAGGGCCCTGCCGCAAAGCTGAATGTCGGCACCGCCGCCAACAGCAACAGCGCCTATGACGGCAGCAATGTGGTGACGGCGATCAGCAATCTGCAGACCTGGCAGGATCAGGTCTGGACTGTGCTGCGCGGGTATTTTACGGGCAGCAGCGGCATCTTCCTGGACAAAATACGCCACAACACGGCCGAAACGGTGAAGATGCTGGGCGGAACGCCTGGATACGACACCGGCACCGACAATCACCCCGGCGGCTGGGCCTATGTCCACCAGGATGAGTTTGTCCGCCTGCCGGGCGGATCGCAGGTCTTCACCAAGGCGGAAACGCTGGAACTGGCGCGGCTCAGCGCCCGGCGGCCGCGTCTGGCCGAGGGCAAGGCCGGCAGCGGGGTGGATCACGCCCGGCTGGCAGCCGCCATCGACCGGCAGGCCCAGGCGGTGGAACGCCAGAATGCCCTGCTGGAGAAAATCGCCGCCAACACGGCCGACGGGGCCGATGCCGCCGCCCAGACGGCCGCCATTGTCAGCAAACCGGCCCGCGTCAAGGTCGGCACCATTGCCACGCTGCGGAGGGCTGGTTGATGACCCATTGGCTGATGCGCGCCTATCCCTTTGATCCGGCGCTGGGAACCACCCGTACCGTCTATGCCTCCCTGCGCGGCTGGGTCAGCGAGCCGGACGAGACAGCGGCCGCCCCCAACACCTATTGGGACCGGCGCATCGATGTGCCCATGTCCACCCATGCCAGCCTGTGGAGCGGCGATGCCATCGGGGGCCGGTCCAGCGCCAGCTATGGCGCGGTGCAGGTGGCCAATCAGGATGGCGGGCTGGATCACTGGCTGGACTGGGCCTGGGACGGGCGCCGCATCGAACTGTGGCGCAGCGATGCCGCCCGCCCCCGCCACCTGTCCGATTTCACCTTGATGACCCGGCGCACGGTGGAAGAAATCGTGCCTGGTGACATGATCGAACTGGTGCTGACCGATCTTCAGGCCCGCTTCACCGCCCCGGCCCGGCGCGGCACCTTTGCCGGCACCGGCGGGGCAGAGGGCGGCGACAGCCTGAAGGGCCGCGCCAAGCCCTTTCTGCTGGGCCGGGCCCGGCGCTTTGAACCGCTGCTGATCGATGCCGAATTCAATATCTATATGATCGATCCGGCCGGGTTCCACGCGTTGCTGGCGGCCGATGATGGCGGGGCGCCCTTCACCATCGGCCCCGATGTCGCCGATTATGCCGCGCTGAAGGCGCTCAGCATGGCCAGCCTGGATCTGGCCACCGCCAAGGGGGCCGGCCTGCTGCGCCTGTCGGAAAAGCCGCGTTTCCGCCTGCGGGTGGAAGCCGAAGGCGTGGCACCCGATGGCAGCTGGATCTACAGCGCCGCCCAGCTGGCCCGCCATGCCGCCATGGCCTTTGCCGGGCTGGGGGGCGGCGATATCGACCAGACCAGCATCAACGCCCTGCACGCCTTGCAGCCGGCGGTGCTGGGCCATTGGTCCGATGGCGGCGGGGAGCTGGGCACCGATGCCCTGATCGACCGCATCATGGAAAGCATCGGCGGCCATTGGGGCATTTCCGCCGAAGGGCTGTTCCAGGTCGGGCGTTATGATCTGCCGGCCGCCAATCCGGTGGCCCGCTTCACCCGGCGCGACATGCTGAATATCGTGCCGCAGCAGGCGGCGCGGCGCATCAAAAGCGTGCGGCTCTCCTATCGCCCTGGTCTGGCGCTGTCCGAACAGGAAATCGCCCAGAGCATTCCCGCCGCCGTGCGCGAACTGGCCACCCAGGACCGCGAATGGACCGCTACGGCCAGCAGCCTGGCCGTGACGGGCGAAAGCCTGCTGGCCGAAGCGCTGGAAAAGGAAACCGGTTTTGATGCCCCGGCCGATGCGCTGGCCGAACGGGACCGGCTTCTGGCCCTGCTGGGCGCGCGGCGTCAGCCCTTTGACATCACCTTGCCGCTGAACCCTGGCACCGAGCCGGTGCGCATCGGCGACACGATTGACATTCAGCACCCGCGCTATGGGCTGGCCACTGGCCGCCGCGTGGTGGTGCTGCGGCGGGATGCGGATACCGCCCCCGCCATCCCGACCCTGACCCTGACGGTGCTGTGACATGGCGAACCTGACCATCCTTTACGATCTGGCCAGCGACAAGGGCAGCCTTTCCGGCAGCGGCAGCGGCTGGTCCGGCACGCTGCCGCCGGCCAATCTGCGCAATGACGATCTGGCCGCCGTGGCGCGCTATCTGGATATCAAGAACAGCCCGGCCCGGCTGGTGGCCGGGTTCGACCGGGTGCGCCCGGTCAATGCCTGGGCGCTGATCGGCCATAATGCGTCCAGTCTGGCCACTATGCGGGTGGGGCTGGCCGATGCGCCATCGCTGTCGCCCGTGGTCTATCAATCGCCCACGGCCCCGGTCTGGGAACCCACCATCGTCTGGGGCACTCTGCCCTGGGGGGTGTGGCCCTTTGACGGGGTGGACAAGGAAACATTCCCTGGCGCGCCCATCGCCTTTCACCTGTCGCCGGAAACCCATTACGCCCAATATGCCTTTCTGGACGTCACCGATCCCGGCAATCCCGACGGCTATTTCCAGGCCGGGCGGCTGATGATCGGCCAGGGCTGGGTGGCCCCGGATGTGGAAAACCATGATTATGGCTCCTCCGTCCAGGTCATCGACATGGCGGAAAAGATCCGCACCAAGGGCGGCCGCCGGCTGGTGGGCGAGGCCCCGAAATACCGCCAATGGGAAATCAAGCTGTCCTACCAGAGCGAGGCGACGGCGCTGGGCGTCTATCACGATCTGATGTGGCGGGGGATCAAGGGAGACCTGCTGGTCATCTGGGACAGCGACAAGGAACCCGCCATCCGCAATCGGCTGACCCTTTATGGCGCGCTCGCCGGCACTTCCCCCATCACCATTGTGGAGCATGACGGCTGGGACGTCGTGCTGCAGATCGAGGAGTTGATCTGATGCCCGTTACCTTGAATGGCCGCACCTGGGCCTTGAGCGATTTCGCCCCCTGGGGTTTCCGGCAGAACTGGATGCCGTTCTTTGAAGATCTGGTGGCAGAGCTGTCCGGGTTCCAGGGCGGCACCCTGCGCGACCAGGCCGCCGCCAGTGCCGCCAGTGCCGCCAGCAGTGCCGCCCGCGCCCAGGCCCTGGTGGGCAGCGCCGGCACCGGCACGGCCACCGGTCTGGTCTATGGCGCGGGCCTGAAATCGCTGGTGACGGCCGGGGATGTGGTTTCGGTGTTCGTGTATGACACGCGGCGCGACAGCGATGGCGGGGCCTGGGTGGAAAAATGCCGCTCCACCAGTTGGTATAATGAACCGCTGAATACCGCCACGCGCGGTGCCACGCGGCGTTTTCCGCGTGTGGCATTGATCGTGGCGCGGCGAGTGCAGCTGGATATTTACGATGCGCATGACCTGGATGCAGACGGCAAGCCCCGGTTATGGATGCGCTTTGTTGGCGCGCGTGGTGCTGCTACCGACGGGGAGCACCGGCATGTCACCGCGTGCCAGGGAAGGATTTACCTCTGCGCCCACCTCGGCGTTTTTGTGCTGAATTTCACTGGGGATGGGGTGGTCTGGTACGCAGGTTACGAAGGTGGTTTCGCCAGATGGCCCCATGGTCTGGCGCGACGTAACGAGACATTATTCTACGGTGCCCTGGACTTACAGTACCAGATCGGCCCTCCCGTGCAGGTATCGGCCAGGGTGCTGCCCGGTGCCCCGCTGGATCGCGTCGGGCTGCCCATTCCCACCGTGGCCGTGGCGACCAGCAGCGGCATATCGGTGATCCATCCCTGGGGGGGGGGCGTTAATATAACCCCCTCTGCGGCCACCCAGGTGCTGCTGCAACCGGACGGGCGGCTCTGGGTCAGCTCGTCGGCGGGGATTTTCGCTTACGGGTCGGTGCCGTACAGCGACATGTCCTTCGGTGGCTGGGTGCAAAAACGCTTTGACGTGGCGGGCACTTATCCCCGCCACCCGGCCAACGAGGCCCGGATGGGGATCGTCCATACGGGCGGTCTCATCTATGCCTCGACCGCGCAGGATGACAAGGGCCTGTCGGTTCTCAGCCCTGATGGCGGCAATCCAGCCAACGGCATGGTCGCCTACCTCACCAATCAATATGCCACCGGCTGGCAGCCGGGCGATATTCGCGGCGCCTGGCTGGGGGACAGCGCGACGGGCAGTGTGGCAGGGTCGGGCGAACTGGTGACCAATGGCGATTTTGCCAGCGGCACCACGGGGTGGAGTGCCGGCAGCAATGGCGGCGCGGCGGCCGCCCTGTCCATCGTGTCCGGCAGGCTGCGGGTGACAAACCAGGCCACGACGGATGTCGGCTATGCGGCACAGACGATCTCCACGGTGATCGGCCAGACCTATGTCATCTCTGCCGATGCTGCGCCGGGGGACGGGTATCCTTGTGATATTTCAGTTGTTGATGCCACCGGCATCCTGCTGCTGGATGGGGTGAACGTCCTGGCGGCGCGGGATGGCGCGCAGTCGCAGTTCACCGCAACAACTGCGACCAGCGCGATCCGACTGCGTGTCATCACCGCGAAGAGCGGGGATTATTGCGATTTCGACAATGTCTCGGTCCGCGTCGCCATGCCCGACCGCAGCTATAAGGGCCGCGGCCTGCGGGTCAACGGCATCGTGCAACGCACGGGCCTGCCCTGCGGCCTTTCGGCGATCACTGGTTTCGTTGCGGGAAACTATCTGGAGCAGGCTTACAGCGCCGATCTTGATTTTGGTACGGGGGATTTCGCTGTCATCTGGTGGGCTAAAAGCAGCATCGGCGATGGCTATTACCTGGACCGCGACAGCCCGACCAGCGGGGCGCGCTGGTCGCTGATCTCCAACTGGTCCAAGCTGACCTTTGCGGTGCATGATGGCGGCAGCGGGGCCAACGTGGCCTCGCTGAGTGATATTGTCGGCGATACCTGGCGCCTCTGGTGCGCGGTGCGGCGCGGCGGGCAGCTGGAAATCTGGTGCAATGGCGTGCGGGAGGGCACGGGCAATGCGACCGGCATCGGCAGCCTGTCCAACGGGGCGGCCAAGCTGCGGGTGGGGGAGCGGGTGTCCGGTGCCCCTAGCCCGGCCGCCGGCCTGTCGGCCGCCCTGCTGCGCATCACCGCCTCTGCCCCAACACCGGCGCAAATCCGCCGGATCTACGATGATGAACGCGCGCTGTTCCAGGCTGGCCAGCCGGCCCTGCTGGGCGGCACGTCCAACAATGTTGCCGCCCTTGCCAGCACCCCCGATACCGGATCGCTGCTGGTGGGCACGGGCGATGGTGTTTCCGTCATCTCCGGCCTTTCCCGCACGGCCTATTATGACGGGGCCAATACGGCCGGTGCTCTGGGCTCCGACAATGTGACCAGCCTTTCCGCTGCGGGTCCGTATCTGCTGGTGGGCACGGCGGCCAATGCCGGTGTCATCACTGAGGCACGGATCGGGCGCGACCTGATGGGTGGCGATGCCGCCAGCGCTTCGCCGCCGGCACCATCGGCTGTCACCATTGATGCCACGCCCACCGATATCAGCCCCCGGCTTTATGTTGGTGAGGGGGAAACCCGTGCGGTGCGCAGCCTGATCACCGCCCGTCAGTATGGCGCCAGTGCCACCCAGGCGGCGGCTTATGAGCTGCGCTATCTGGTGCGGCGCGATCTGGGCGGATCGCTGGCCCTGCTGGGGTCGGTCAATGTGACGGTGGTGCACGAGACCGCCGCCGGCATGGATGCCACCGTGTCGGTGGATGCAACGGCACAGACAGTCACCGAACGGGTGACCGGCCTGGCCGCCACGCGGCTGGTCTGGACGGTGGAACGGCAGGTGCTGCCGCTGACGATGGGGGAACACTATGCTGCGTAGTGTGGATGTGGGGTGCGGCGCCTATGGCGGCGGCTGGGTTGCACGCTGGACCCTGGTGGATGGCTGGCCGCGGTGTGTGGAGGCACCGCTTTCCATCGCCGATACCGATCCGGCGGCCCTGGGCGGTCAGGTGGCGGTGAACCGCGCCATCACCGGCCTGCTGGAGCAGGTGGAACGGTACGAAGCGGCGCAGCGGCTGCTGGAAAGCAGCGGTGACCAGCCGCCGCCGGCCTGGATCGACAGTGGCCCCGACGGCGCGGCGGTACCATCACCGGCCAGGGCGGCCTGGCAGGCCGCGCAGGAGGTGGTAGCGGCAGCCGACCCCGGCCTGCTGCACCTGGCCCGCACGCGGGCGGGGACATTGGCGGATGATGAAGCAGCCTTTGTGCTGGCCCTGCCGCTGATGCCGACGATTGCCGATCCGTGCGAGATCGCCGCTGATTTCGTTGCTGGTGCCTGGGTGCTGCGTCCGCTGACGGCGGCAGAGGCGCATCTATGGCCTTTGCAGCGCCGCCCCGCGCTTGGCAAGTTGGCCTTTGCGCGGCTTCTGGCGTCGGTTGTGGGTGAGACGCACGCGACCAGCCTTCTGTCTCCTTTCAGCGGCACATTGAGTCTTGCCGCGGAGATCGGCTTTGCCGACATTTTCGCGGACACGCCATCCGGCCCTGGTTATGCGCAACAGCTTGTCTTGTCAGGTGAAGTGACGTTGGCGGCAGTAGAGGCGTTGAAACAATCCTGGCCCCTGACCCTCCCCCGCCCGCTCCAAAACCAACCGCCGTCTCTCCAGAACTAA